ATTTTATTCTATTTTTGTGTAATATCACAATATTCTATTATCGTGTAATTTTAACTTGATTTTTATTCTACTATCGTGTAATATATAGACATAACAGAGAACACGAAACACCACAGAAAAGGAGTTAATCCATGACAGATATCATCAAATCAATCAACGATAGCGGACTTGGTTGGATTGGAATCCGTCACCTTGCGGTAGACGAGCAATATCAGATTGGCGAATACTGCCGTAACTCTTATGATTGGGATTATGAGAACGATTGCTCCACTTACGATACAGCGGAGCCACAGGAACTCCCCGGAACGTGTGCATACAATACCGGAATACAGGGCGAGTGGGATGACCTGGAGGAAATCAAAGCGAAATTGGAAAAAGCCCTTAATGCATCCATGGGATACTATGGAGATATTGTTATCATCGGCGGAGACCGTGCCACATACGGAAATGATGAGGGCGAAATCATCATAGCTGATGCTGTAGTTATTGCGACCTTAGACAACGCCACAACAATAGCAGCTTAACCCTTCACCCGACCGGCGGCGGTTCCGCCGGAGAAAGAGGAATCATGAGTATTAGCATTGAAAGATTGATTGATTTAGTCGAAGAAGAAAACGATTACTATGCAGATTATGCAATTTCCGTAAAAAATCTTTATAAGGGAAATCACGAAAAACTGCAAGAGCAAAAGGAACACTTAAAATACACAGAAAAATGGAGTTATGCAGCACAAAGCGCAACCTGTGCAGTTATGGACGTATTGGAAATGAATAAAGAACAGAGAAAACGCCTTTATGTAGCTGCACGTGCTGTTATTCGCTGGAAAGTTCGTACTAATTATGAATTTCTAATTCCTGATTCGATGAAGGAACAAATCAAAAATTATATTTTTTCATAGGCGGCCACTGCCGCCCCTCTAATGCGGGTATCCGGTCGCAACCCCGGAGGAAGTCGCAGAGCGGAGGAAAACAGAAACCCCAGGTGAATCAGTAACGCCCCAGGACGCTCCCAGCGCCGGCCGGGACCGTGAAAAGTAGCCGCCATATTGAGGAGGAAGCAAATGTATACGATTTATGACAGTATCACTAAAACGTCCACAGGGTCCTACAAGACCCGCCGGATGGCAAATGTATCGGCTGACCGAAAAAACAACGCATATGGGGCCTATAGATACATCGTACGGCCTATTTAATAACCGCATCTCAAACAAAAACTATCATTGCTGACCTAACGGCGTACACGGGGAGAAAGAGGTATCATATGAAAAAATTAGCATTACTTAACACCAGTATCTTAACAGCCGCAGGCAACTACATCCTGACAGATATTTCCCTGGACCAGGCGCGGCAACTCGTGACAGATAACGCCGGAAACCTTGATTCTGCCATCGGTCACGCTTCTACCGCCGAAATCATGACAACCCTGCTAGAGGCAGATATCCCAGTAAACCGCCAGATGTTTTCCCAGGATATTGGACAGCGGGCGCTTGTTTTTAAACTCAATGGTCGACCAGAGGAGGGGAAGATTCTGACAACCGAAGAGATTGAGGCCATCGGATACAAATTCCAGCTTCTGGAGCGCCTTGCATGACTCTAAATAGTCCTTAGGCCATTAACGCTCCCGTAACTCTTGTGGAATTCACATGATGGCACAGCAGGTCGATGGATGCCCGGAATATTTCCGGGCTTTACGCCGGTTCGATTCCGGCGTCGACCATTAACAGGGCATCCACCCATGTATTAGACCCTGTAGCGGTTTCTGATTGCACCGAAAAAATGCAATCTATTGCGACTGTACAGCCGCCCAAAGTACTCCCAGACTGACCAGTGCCTGCCCACTACACGTTGGGAGCCGGTCCCTTGTCAACCCATTTCACGCCCCGGTGATGTCATCCGGCGCCTAACGGTTGCGCGATAGCATCCAGCATATACTCAGGCAATCACCCTATTAGCCGTGGGGCAGGACGCGGACGGGTGAACGCTTGATGTAGGCAAAAATCAATTCTGGGAGGTGCGGCATATGCAGCAATCACAGCGAGGACCACCGGTATAATATATGGCAGAGACCTGCCACAAAATATAATTGCTCATTGACAGATGGATAATATGGCCGTATATTGGATGTGTGCAGAATTCTATACATATTCTATTTAAGTCCGGCCTCGTGGCTCGTAGCGCATCACAACGATATGAAAACGCATACTATCCATGGTTGGCAATGCGGAGCAAAATTTGTGTAGCTATGGTTGTCTTCAGCACGGCATAAAAATTCTGTCCCAAATTTCCCCTGTTTTCAAATCAAAAATATTTCAAAAATTAATTCCAGAATCTTAGATTTTCTTCTGGTATACCCAGGGGTATCAAAATCGGGCACAAAATTTCCTGGGGTCAACATTACGCCGCACATTTCCCATGTATTATCTGCGTATCATCTACATCCTCAATCATGTAACACTCATATGCTGTATTAATATTGCTGTGACCTAAAACCCTGGCAATGTCCTGTACTGTGGCTCCATGGCGTGCCATGTATGTAGCTAAATACGACCTAAACATGTGTGGGTGTAGATTAACTCCTACCAGCCGCGAATCATTAAGCACTATATCCTTAAGCATTTTTCGAACAGTACAGGCACATATTCGACCATACATGCCACCAGTTTTCCTAAAATTGATAAACAAGGCCTCACCGGTATCAGGAAAAGCCTGGCGCCATACCAGATAAGCCTCCAGGTGAACAATTGCCCTGGGAGTAAAGAACGCCGGCCGTTCCTTGCGTCCCTTGCCATAGATAATGCAGCGTTTCCTGGTGATGTCTATGTCACCCACATCTAATCCGACCAGTTCTGATATACGCATTCCTGTAGCCACCAATATTTCCACAATGGCCCTATCCCTGACGTGCCGGCAGCCACACCGGATGATTTCCACCTGCTCATCCGACAGCACCCGTTTTACGCGCTGTTCCTCTTTAATCTTATAGACCTTGCACATAGGATTCTTCTTGGGCTTCCGTAACAGACATCCGCCATCCTCAATAAGGTCCTCATTCATCATCCATTTAAAAAATGACTGAAAGACGTGAATCTTATTATTAAGTGTATTGTCCTTGTTGTTGTGCTCCGTCTGCTTCCAAGCCAGATAGGCTCGGATGTCATTGCTGGTCACGTCCGCGTAGTTCTTCCGCAGGAACTGGAACAGGCACCTCAGTTCTCCCCTATAATTCACGATGGTTGATTCCGTTCTTTTTTCCAGCCTCAGGCATTGAAGGAACATCTCCACTACGCGTGGGGTATCATCCACATATTCCGCAGGTAACTGCCTGTCTTCAGATTCCTCCAGGATAGTTTTATTCATTAAATGCATGTACAAAGCGGCCTCAACCTCTTTCTGCCGCCTGAGTTCGTCCCACATTTCCATCTGCGTAGCCAAGGTATTGATAACTTCTCTTATAAAAATATCTGTATTAATCGCCGTCTGCATACTATATCCTCCTCAATTTTGTATTTATTTCCCGTTGTTTTTGTAGCTTGAGTAGGTTATAATATACTCAAGCATTATAGAGCGGTGGTAAACATCTTGGCGGGTGTCCACCGCTTTTTCGTACATATGTTCTTTTAATTTGTTTTTTATTGCCGGGGTTACCCCCGGCCTATCTTATGTCTCCTTTATCTTATCCCTTCTGGTTTCTTTACTCTCTGCGTCCGCATCCAGCCACGGACACGCCCAGCACCCGTACCGTATCCTGCCCTTATTGTTGCGCTGGCCGTCACAGCCCTCGCGCCCGTTATCTATAAAGCACTGTCTCATAGTACCGTATCACTCCCTTCGGTGGCCGGCGAAGTCCTGGGACTAGGCACAGGCTGGTGTACATATAAGCCAGTGCCGTCCGGATGCGCTCCCGGATGGCCCGGTCAAAGTCCGCCTGCTTAGCCTTGTTGACATCCACCCGGCTGGCCTTGCGGCTCTTCTCGCTCCGCTTCAATTACTCATCCCTTTCTATTCAAAATTTCTGTCTTCATAATTTGAACAATGTAGCGCATCTCTCGCAACGCTGATTGCCTGTCTGTACCCCGCAAGATATGCCTCTGCTTCTTTCTTTTTCTCAACCATGCGCCGCATTTCCAATTCCTCACAATCCAGAAGATAATCTTCTAATTTCTTGGCGCTTAAGTTCTGTGCTGTGTTCAAACTTCTCCTTCCTCCAGTTCTCCAGAAACCTTAATATTTTAAATATTTCCACCGCTTCTTACCTGCCGGGACATCTCCGCGAATATAATCATTACATTCCTTGCGGTTGTTTGCACACATATAGCACTGATCTGCTGCACAAAGGGAATGGTATCCTATAATATCTATGTCGTATGCATTTTTGCAAGTATTGCAATTATCTACCTCTGAAAATTTCACTTCTGCTCCTCCTCAACTTTAAATTTCCAAAATTCCCACCCACAAAGAGTACCGTTTTCGAATCAGATTCTACCCATTTTTTTATTACTTCCTTTTCATATTCCATAAGGAGAAAACCCTTTAATATTTTAACTATTCTGACCCCCGGAAGCACACAGTCATTCCATGCAATTTTGTGTCCACACAAATCCATAACAATTCTTTTGATATCTTTCATCATCTACCCCTTTTTCAATATGTCAGTTTCATTATTTATTAATAAGTACATCTCCATTGCCAATGGTTATTCCAAAATACTTTCACATAATATTTACATCCTTTGCAACCAATAGATTTTTTGTATTTGTTGACCTTCTTTTTACAAAAAAATGACATATTATTATATCCTTCCCTTCTTTTCTTATATTTCAGTTTTGTAAATCAATCTTCTTCGGTTTCTGTGAGATATTCTTCCTCGGAAACTATGCTTAAAAGTGAAATATCTATGTTCAGGAACTCGGCAGCAGCTTTTAAGGCATCGTCTTTCGTTTTTTCTCTTTCAGCCTCAATCTTTTCGGCACTGACTGGTTTTTTTAAGTTAAAGCCAATTTTTAAATAACAATCCGATGGGTTTCCATCTTCATCTTCTGCGAATCCTGCTTCTTTTGCCACTCTGTAAAAAAAATCTATACTCTTTTTCATAATATCCTTTCTCCGGTCCTCCCGGAAATGCTAACTTAACTTTTCAAATATTATATATCGCTCATAATCCCCAAAAAGTTTCTGCTTAATATGGTTTTCTGCCGCTTCTAACTCTGCAAAATGTACCGGAAGAAACTCTCCGTCATAATTATCAAAAATATAAAACGGACATCCCATCATTTTCACCTCTAAATGCTAATTTTTATCCCATTCTCTGTTATGGCTATCTAATTCATATATCATTCTGATTTTGCATTTGCGGCATATGGAAAATGCAATAAGATTATCACCTCTATCTCGGATAATGTTCATTTCCTCAATTCCGCTTTCCATGTTCTTATTCCCACAAATCATGCAACTACAGTCTGATTTTTCAAATTCAAGCATCTATAATCATTCCTCCTGTTCCCCTGGAAAACATCGATATGCTAATTTTCTTATTGATTTTGTAAACAAATCTGTTATAATGATATTAAATAACAGGGAACGCAAAGCCGTCAGTAGACCCTTGTGTGGTTGCAATTCCTCACCCTCGGATTAAGTTCCAGGCCGGTGCACAGGCCAGCGAAAACGTCGGGCAGAGCCGCAAGGCTCTTTTTTATTTCTCAAAATGCTAATATTGTTGCTGAATCACTTCCATCTTTTCCGTATCTGACACGCCGTCTGCGTCTACACATGGAAGCAGGTCATTGCCATTCCAGCAGAAAAAAATCCCGGTTATCGAAACGTCAACACTCTCCGGATAAAATCCGCGCAAAGTTTTAATCGTTGTCCTCTGAACCGTTTTGAAACAAACATCAAATTCACGAACCTCTCCATCTTCCAAGACCAGTCTGGTCTTGTCTCCGATATTGATAGGTGTTCCTTTTTTATCAAATAATCCTGTATTCATTCTTTACCCTTTCCGGCTTTTCGCCTAAACATCGATTTTGGCCACTTCTATTCTGCGTAATACTCGCAGTTCCCAGTACACACATCACATCCGATAGGACATTCTTCTAATTCCAGTGGACTCTTCTTCTCTTCATCAGCCTCACAACGTGCTGTGTCTGGAAGGCAATATACATCCACTCCATCTTCTATCACTTCTAACATCCCTCTGCCTCCTCATCATTTCCGGTACATTGCGAGCATCCCTTGCACATTTCGCATGGTTCATCCGCCCAAGCGTCCCCATATCCAATACATGGCCTTTTTTCTTCTGCCGGTTCTACTCCGCGCAGAATGCATGGCTCCGGCTTCTCGCACCGTTCAAACTCTATCACCCATACCCATGGGTTGGCATCCCATCCATATTTGGCAAGGTCAAATTTTTTGGTGGTTGAATCCCATAAATCAGAAAACATATCTTCCGCCTGGTCTTCTGCTCCACAAAATCCATCTTCTGATGTTTGCGGCTTACATCTTTCATTCAATTCCAAACATGGCTCACACCCAAAGGCTCTAACTCCTTCTTTTATCATATCTGGTACTGAAATATCCTGTAATCGCTCCACCCTCACATCCGTCACCTTCAGCCAGATACGGGCGGCCTTCTTCGACATATGGATAGACGGCCTCCATTTTGGTTCCTGGCTGTACCCGGCAGTTTTGGCATTTCCTCCATCTGCCCTATATATGTAATGGTCACACCAATCCCCGTTCCAGGTTTCCCGGACATACAGGATATCTCCCAGTCTATAATAGGGTTCTTTTACTCTTAGCCCAGTATTTCTGTCAAACAGTCCTGGTCCAAGCCCACACATACCCGCATACATTGATTCATCTGCACCCTTGATTACTCTTCGCGTAACCGTCTTGCGCCCTTCCAGTATCGCCCGGACCATCTCGCCATTAAACAATATCGGTCTTACCATGACCTACTCCTTCCTCCGCTAAATACGTGTTTAATCTATCATTACGCGCACAAACTTTATCCCGCCTGTATGGCTTTCATATTTCCTCTTGGTTTTACGCGCCCGGTTCCTGTGGGATATCTGTGAATATATATTGTTCGCAGTGGTTCCCATCTTACTTGCCAGATATTCCACATTGCTTTCTACAGCCACGGGTAACTCATACCGATCTGCTGTTACTGCCATATATAGTGTCATCCTTCATCCTCCGCTAAACTGGCACTCATTAACTCTATCCTTTTCATTCTTCCATAAATGGAAGCTGCTGTTGTTCTAGTTCAGGCACTACCATAAAACCTTCATCATCAACCTCTATTCCATTATTCGGTTTAACAAATACTTCTAAATCACCGCAGGCCTCTTGCACTTTATCCAGCCAGAGAACATGACACTTATGCCTGGTCGGTTCTTCTTCTCCCCTATCGCCTCGCTCCTTAAAATTTCTGGAATAATTTCCTTTGTAATACGGCTCTTTCTTTAGCTGACGGATAAATTGGTTAATGCCTAATACCTCAACATCTTGAAGATTATAGTCCTTAACATACTTTCGGAAATTATCATAAAGGAGTTTCACCTGCATACATAATTCGTTATTTTCTACATCTACAATAAAATCATATTGATTTAGAATAATCCCTTTCATGGCCATGGTATCCATAGTCTGAATAACAATATCAACAGCAGTGTGGACTTTTTCCCCACCATCAAGAGAGTTTTTCATATTACCAACGATGCTGTCACGTATTAGTTTTTCATTGATTCCAGTCAATTTCCAAAAATCCAGATGATAAGCTTCATAAAGTTTCTGCAGCAATAGGATTCCTAAATATACATTTGACAATCCCAGCACCACTCTGGTTTCAAATTTAAGGCTACTGAACACCTTGCTATCCAGAATCATCTTATCCAAGTCTTCGTCTGGAATACTCATAGTCATTTGGAGTAATGCCCTTCCCAACTCATTCAACTCTTTTTCGTGTGTTGCAAGGGACCGGTAATGCTCTGTATGATTTGCGGTTCTGTCTGACTTGGCAAATTGTACCTCTATGCTTCTTTCTTTGATTGCGGATTCATCAAAACCAGACTCTCCTATTACAATAATAGGTGCGCGGCGCGTGTAGCTAACAACTGATTGGTCCATGCGGCCTCTTTGGCTCACCTGGCCATCATATGAGGTTCTCATCGTATCAGATAGTAAATCCATACTCTGCTTTGACATTTTATGGGGCTTATATTCCTCAAAAACTAGAGGTAATAGATTAGTGGAGCTTGTCCCCTTAAGAACACTAAATTTTGTAAGATTACCACATCCAATCCCACCCCCCTGCATAGAAAAAATAGGCTGGATTACTTTTTCAAGTGTCTCTGACTTACCAGACCCGGCGCCGCCGGCAATAACCAAATGGGAGTATTTAATTCGGCGTTGCCGCATACGTTCCTTAATAAAACATCCGCAAACCCAACCTATAATGTTTATTGTCCGCTCATATGAATTGAACTGAAACAAATCTCTGGATATTGCCTTCAATTTTTCTTTAGAAATTATTCTACATGTTGTAATCTCCGACTTTAAGGATTCATTATCTTCTACAACAGACATGATTCCTGGCAGGTTATTTCCTTTCTTATCTATTGTCTGGTCGATACCAACATAGCACCATTCTCCTTTAAATTTGTACAGCCCAACATAAGTAATCCCAACACTTTTGTTATAACCTCTGTATTTGTTGTACATATATTCTTGTATATTGGATAAGTCATTCTCAGTGCCATTATAGATAGCTTCTGCAGCCACATTATTTTTTAGCATCTGCTTAAATTTTTGCGTACTGGAAAAACAAACGCTATCCAATATACAGGTTTTCTCCATTCCATCAGGAAACTTAAAACATATTTGAATTTTATTTCCGTTGTCGCTCTCAATTGTATTTAGTGGTTCCATAACAAAATTGGTTATATGCTTCGGCAGTTTATCAGGACCCTGAGAAATAATATATCGGTTCCCTGATTCCAGTATTGGGTTTCCGGCTGTTTTCATTTCCTCCTTATCTGCCATACACTACACCTGTCCGTCCTGTTGGCTTTTATACTCTCTCATGAACTCAGCATATAAAGCATCATTATAGTCTTTTGCAAGTTGAGAATCCGGATATTTCTTGTGAAGCTTTTTTAAGTCACTCTCTATTTTGCTCAAATTCTCACTATTTTTTTCTGAATCTACATAGCTACTATGTATTTTCCATAAATCCAGATACAAATTGTATGCCACCTTTTTATCCAAAGCCAATCACCCGCCTTTTATTATGTCGCAATATAAATCAAACCAATAGTCCCATTCCCCTTTCAAAATTGGTATACGGTTTGCCATTTGACAAAACATATCTGTAAATGGTTCTGCTTCATTTAAGGAAGCCTCACACTGCATAATTGATTCATATAGATGGATTCTCCCTGAAATCATAGATAATTTACTGCATACTACTTCAATCCAACGTTCGTTAACCGACCGAGATAATATTTTTGCCGCTATTTTTCCCGATATCTCCGACCTTTCCGCCTCCGTTAATCCAATTTCTTCATCTATTGGGATTCCAAATTCATGTGCTATCCACGTTGCCGCATCATCAAATGTCATATTCATGTATAATTGAATAAATTTGATTATATCTCCTCCAATCAGGCAACTTCGACAGTAAAACCCATCTTTTTTAGTATATCCTTTAAACACCTGCATACTTGGCCTCTTATCATCATGGAACGGGCATAGTATGTATCCTTTTTGATTAATTACGAACCCAAGATGCTCTACCAAATCATACATGTTAGTTGTACTTTTAATTTTCAGGATATCACCATCAGAAATCATGCAATCACTCCAGTTTTTTTACTATTGACCTAACATTGATACCATTAACCTCAATGTGTTCATTAATGGCAATTACAAGGCAAGGGCGGCCATCTATCATTCTGTTCTCCACAAGATGTGTCTTGTCCGGTGCAACCTTGATGCTCACATCTGGTGTCTTGATTTCAAAACTCTTGGTGTTAACCACATTAGCCGCCACAAAACTGGTTCCCAGCCCGTCCTCCACCTGTGCGTAGCGCTGTTCGAATTCTTCCAGCTTTTCCGGTGTTGCGCCGTTTGTCTCTAACAGCTTTTTCACCTGATACTTGTCCAGGGTCAGGGGAATGGGCTCATCCTTAGTCTCCTCCACCAGCTCGGTCAGGTTCTCATGAATGTTCTTCACTGTCTCAAAGCCACAGTTTTCTCCCAGTGTCTCCTCCACAAGGGCCTGGAAGGTTTCCTTCTGGCTCTTGGCCGACATGGGCACTCTGCAGCCCAACAGCTCATTAATGAGGATTTCCGGCATCTGCTCCGGATTCTTTGCATAATATAAAAGGCTGTGGAGATCCGTGTTCCTGTCATTAAAGGCAGGGAACAGGAAGCCCTGGTCCGGTGCCTCCACCAGCCAGTCCCTACTGCGGTTCTCAATGTCATTGGTCAGGGGGTTATAGCTCAGTCTGGCCTTGGCCAGCTTTACAGGGCAAATGGCGCACTGGATAAATTCATATACGTATTCTGAGGCATCAAACATCTCCATTCCATCCGTGGCCTTGGCCGGGATATCATAGGCACAGTGTATGAGGATGATATAATAATTCTCACCGTAGTCATAATTGGCAATGACCTTATCATAAAATTCCCCAAGGATGGCATCATCCTTTAACTGGCTGTCCCGCAATTTCATGAGGAAGTGGTGGGTACCACCCTCAGCCTCCGTATGTAAAGGAAATTCCATATTAATCAGGTTCTTTCCCACTGATCCTGAAAGCGCATTTCTGAAAATGGTAAAATACTTAAATGCCTCCTCCTCGGGAAGGGAAAGGAAGGCCTCCTTGAGCTCTGTTTTCTTATTCTTCTCAGCATCCACATAGCAGCCGCAAATGCGTGTGATGGCACAATTTGCTGGTGTAAAAAGTCTCCTTATTTCATTTGATTCCTTTTTGTTCATATTTTTTTCCTTTCTTCTCAATATGTCAGTTTTGGTGAGTAATGATACCCACCAAAACCCACCATTACGCAACCTCACTAAGGTACTTATCCAGGGCCTTGCGGATTACCCACGACATGGCCCGGTCTTCTCTCTGGCAGTAGGCAATCAGTCTCTCCAACTGCTCCGGCTCCATTGATATGTTCTGCTTGATATACTTCCGGCCCGGTTCCTTCTTCGGTCTTCCGCCCGCCATAGCCTCTGTCCCCTTTCGTGAAATCGTCAATTATTTCTGCATGGTTCCCAGGACTTCCCTCTCAATCCTATCCTCAACCCTGCGGTTCATCCACATAAGCGCTTCCTCTATGTGGGTAAGAGCGCAGGCATTTTCGCGTGAGGAAAACGGCCCAGCCTGGAATGATTTCAACCTGTCCCGGACAATTTCCAGGAGGTCACTATCAATCACTCCTTGAATGGAATCGTCCTCTTTTCTTGGCCCTTTCTGAAATCCGATACGCTGCTCCTTTGGCTGCATCAGCCCGGTGTCTGACACAATCAGATATTCATGGTTAGCCCCTCCTGGTCCCTGTTCGTCTACTGCAAATACTCTGTTCAAATTTTCGCGTTTCTGAATTGTTGATAATTCTCTCATGTTTACCTTCTTTCTCCGCCACTTCGGCAGGTAGCATCCATTTCGGTGTATATTGTTCTTTGCTTTTTGGTTTATCTCAGTTTAATTAATTCCGCACTTTTTCAAATAACGCTTAACCTTCACTCTAATTGCTTCTTCTGTTGTGCCCATCTTAAAAGCAATCTGGATATAATTTTTTCCGTCAACAAATTTATAAAACATAGCCTGCCTTATATCACTTTTTTCAACACTGCTGATAAAATCAATACACTCGTCAATTTTTTTCTGTATTTTACAAATAATATCTGACACTTTTTCTTCCGTTTCAGAATAAGAAATTGCAGTTCTATCTGTTTTAGATTTGTTCAGCGATTTATTCAACAAATGCTTTTGATATTCTTCCCACATCTGTAGTTCTTTTTTTAACTCTCTAATTTCGTAAAAATCCTCCATTCTCATAAACATTCTCCCATCCGGCCCTACCTAAAATGCTAATTTCATCACTTCAATCCTAATTCATTTCCCAATCCTTACAATGTTCTTCTGGCAACATCTCATTCCCAGCTCCATGTATTCCTATCAGCATATTCTTAACAGAACAATACCAACGTTTTTCATCTCCAGACCAGTTTTCAACAGCAACTACACTTCTTTTCCTACAGGTATGGCAAGCTTTATTATCTGGATTCCATAAACATCTTTTTTCATGTTCTGTGCATGCCCGTTTTGTAAGGTATGCTTTGCTACAGCACTTTGGTTTATATGCTTTTATTTCTTCCACCGCGCTTCTCCTTCTTCAAAAAATGATTCCGCAAATGTCAGTTTTTTAAATGTGTTTCTGCCTCTTCACGGGTTGCATATATACCATCAAGCCCACAATATGCAAGCATCTGTAAATTAAACCGTCTCGGCTCAACTTCCAATAAGGGATGATGCACTGTTTCCCTGCGAACAATCTCCCCCAAATGGTCATACCCGTCATGTATGGTATGCTCTGTATTGTAGCCATTATCAACCACTACATAAACAGTCTGCCCTAATTCAAATGGTATCCACTCTTCTCCTTTTCAAAATGCTAATTATGTTGCTGATTGTAGCACCGGCGCTGCCGCATCCTGACCAGCTTCTTCTAATTCCTGGGGCCGGTACGGTTCTGGCCTCGGCATCCAGGCCAACACGTCCTCGTTGTAACGTAATGCTGTCCCCCATCTATTCCCATACCAAGTGCCAATGGTCACATCCTTATCCCACACTGTAATCAATACCGGCTCCCCTATTTCCGGCAACCGCTCCGTTACCGGTACCCATACAGGTACATCCTTCTGGTAAGCATCACACCAGATATTCCACTGCTCGCTCGCACGTTTGAGCCTATCCAATAATACCGGAATTTCACACGGCTCCAGGCCGGTATCCTCATAGGCTTTAAGCCGCCAGTATATTGTCATAGCCCGTTCTTTGACTGCCCTTGCATCAACAACTGACCGCCTCATTCCGCCCTCTATAGGCTCGTCTGGTATCGTTAATCTGTCCATAGTTCTCCTTCCCTGGTATTCTCTAAAACGTTAAGTTAATTGATGTCATGGCGTTTCATTATACGCTCCAATCCTTCATGGAAAGCAACATATATTACGTCTTTCTCTGTCCACTCATTTTCTGGTTCGCCATCTTCGCTCAAATGCTTCTCATTCATATGGCGCATAATCTTCCAAATGTTTTCTTTTTCCTCAAATGTTAACTTCATCTTGACCTCCAAAATCTTAATTTTGCGGATTAATCTGTAGTTATCCGCTGTCCACAATCAGGACAGTAATTACTCCCCTTAAAAGCATTTTCTCCACCACAAACTGGGCATTTAAAAAATTCTGCATATGCCTCATCATAGCCTGTGCTTTCTGCCTTTAATGGGTTTATTTCTTCCTCAAGGAGTTCTACAGCTATCTCCCTGGCTTCTAACTCGTCCCGTATTACTCTCGGCGGGCCATCGATATGATATTTTGACTGTAAGATTCTTAACGCCATTTTTTTATCCATATTTTCCTCCAAAAAATATTAATTCTCCTGTCCAAACAGTTCTAGGCTCTTGCGATGCAGAAACTCAATATCATCCATCCCCATGCAGGTGATTTCCATCTGCCAATGCCCTTTGTCCGCAGAATGTTTTTCCCATTCATCCATTGGCTCCATTGTCGGTTCCCCTGTGTTGTGAAATATCATTACGGTTATATCGACTGTCTTTGTCTCCTTGTTGAACAACATAGATATTTCACAACCATTATCGCCTTTCTTATAGCAGACAAGCGCATTTGATTCGCTATATTTAGTGTAATCTCTCATTATTTTCTCCTTCTGGAAATCCTAATTTTCTTTCGGTTCAAAGCATACTGAAATATCTTCCGTATCTTCTTCATCTATTGCACACATTGGATCTATACTAAATAAGTAGACACCATCATGCACTATCTGTTACAATAAATCAGACACCAAAAGGAGGTATCTTATGGCAACAAATAACTACACAAAATATGATGAGGATTTCAAGAAATCTCTCGTCTCTCTTCACCAAAATGGCAAGACTCAAACCCAGCTATGTAAAGAATACGGCGTTTCCCAATCCGCTCTCGGCAAATGGGTGAAGCAATATTCCACCGTGGAGATCGATGACGGCGAGGTCCTTACTGCAAAGCAGGTAAAGGAACTCCAAAAACGAAATGCTCAGCTGGAAGAAGAGAACCTCATCTTAAAAAAAGCGATTGCCATCTTCACGCCACACTCAGCCAAAGACTGACTGCCGTGCATAAACTGCGTTTCCAGCATGACATTAAGACTCTCTGCCGTGTCCTTCAGGTTAACAGAAGTACTTACTACAAACATTTCCGCTCTGCTCCCGCACCAAGAACGACTGAAAATCAACGGATACGGAGACTGATCCTGCATATCTACGCAGACTACGACAAACGGCTCGGCGCTTACAAAACCAGATATATTCTGGAGCGTGATTATGGCATCCGCATCAGTGTCGGCAGAGTGTACCGTCTGATGCGGGATATGAATCTGCCTAAAATGTCAACTGACAGGCCCGGACTCCACAAACGTCATGAAGAAAATGGAGACTGCGCAAACCATCTCAAACAGCAGTTTTCCCAAGACGCTCCCAATCTCGTATGGGTAAGCGATTTTACTTATATCAAAGCCGGCGGGAAATGGTATTATCTCTGCGTTGTCATCGACCTGTTTGCACGCAAGGTGATTGCATGGCATATCTCCGCAAAACCGGATGTGAATCTTGTCATGACTGCTTTCCAAAAGGCTTATGAAACGCGAAATGCTCCTTTCGGACTCATGTTCCATTCTGACAGAGGCTCTCAATATACCGCTTTTGCTTTCCGTCAGCTTCTTGATTCCCGGAATGTGGTGCAATCCTTTTCCAAAAAAGGATACCCTTTTGACAATGCGGTCTGTGAATCCTTTTTCAGATATCTCAAAAAAGAGGAAACAGACCGCAGGACTTATGCTACCCTGAATGACCTTAAGCTGTCTGTATTCTCCTACATAGAAGGATACTATAATTCAAAACGCCCTCACGGTTCACTTGGTTATCTGACGCCTAATGAGGCGGAGGCTGCCTACTGGGGACAAAAGTGATTATTTTTGTCCCCTAATGAAAAAATTTATGCAAAACCGTGTCTACTTACTTGACTATAGTTCACATCAATAGCGATTCACCCAAAAATCCATATGCACCATTCTCAATGATTTCACACCATTTACAATCAAGACATTTTTCTTCCACATAATCCTCCAAATGCTAATTTTGTGGATTAAATGGTTCATGGATTTTCCATGCTGCAACGTTTGGAATCTCTTTGTTGCTCTTATCTATCCACTTATAACCATCATAATATCCAAAGTGATAGTCCGTAGTATCCGTGATATATGCTACTTCAAATCGCCTTAAAAACGGCTTTCCACTATGCGCTGCACATACCACTCTGTATTCATTTTCTGTCGGCATGCGCTCCACCACCGGTATCCATACAGGTACATCCTTCTGGTAAGCATCGCACCAAATATTCCACTGCTCGCTCGCACGTTTGAGCCTATCCAATAATACCGGGATTTCCTCCGGCTCCAGGCCAGTATCCTCATAGGCTTTAAGCCTTTGCGCAAGTTTTAAAATCTTCTGAATTTCGGTTTTTTCGCATGTAATATCTAAATTAAACGTAAAGGCTACTCCGCCTTTATCGCTTGTCATAGTCAATCTTTCCAATTGATGCTCCTTTCTTAGTTTTCCAAACATCGATTTTAGTCCATTTAATGGCCTCTGCCTTTACACTGTTTCCTCTTTGTTCTCTAACCCCTTATTATTTTAATTAATCTGTGTTTTTGAAATATGGATAAGCTTGGATTGTTTTGAATCATAAAGATTTCTTTTTCCCCAGGAGGGGGTAATAATTTCATTATACGTTCCAATGCTTCTGCCATATCTTTTGCTGTTATTCCTATCTGTTTGGATTCAGTCATCGTCAATTCCCCATATGCTAAGTTTCCACATGACAAACAGTTCCCAAAGTCCACTCTGCGTAAGCTTTTGCCTCCTGATATTTCTCAAATTCTTTTTTTACCAGCGAACCATCACCATTTACGTTTTCTACTACCCACACATTTACACCTCCTTCAAACTGCTATATGCTAATTGTCAGCACTTTGTTCTATTTTTTCCAAACTGCTGTGTATTGTCCCTTTGATTACAGACGCTATTCCCTCGCTTGTAATATCAATTCCTAACTTATCAAGGACATATATAAGGTCGGTGTAAATAATTTGTGATTTTTGTAGTTTAGTCATATACTCCATCCTCCTCATTTTTAAAATCTCAGTTTTGTGGATTATCTCTTAACAAATAATCATCACACTTTGTAAGTATGGCAAGCGCCTTGCTCCTGATAAGGTTTATGTACCTGTCATCAAGACTAGCATTATCACGGCTGAGTGATATTATATCTGATGCCAAGATAAGTATTTTATTGTCAAACAGTTCTTTTTTTACATCTACAACCTTCACAGCTTCTCTCCTCCTAAATGAGAAATTAATGAATCAATAATGCACACACTGCAAAGAATCCAATCGCTACTCCACCGCCAATCATCGCGCCAGCCCAGACCATATTGATTGCATCACACACTATTTTTTTAATGTTTCCACCAAATGAACAAGACTTCAATTCTTCCATTTCGGCTCCCTTTCCTCCGGCTCTCCCGGAAATATTAATATACCCTAACATCTCTAAAATACCTATGCTCGTATTTAGGCAAATTTTCTATTGTTTTTGCCATCTCATCCAGATATTCTCTCGTAGGCTCTTCTTCCGTTTCAATTGTTATAATAACTGCAACTCCAATCATATCTGCCCCGCACATAACCTTCATGATTTTATCTGTTCTATCGTCACACTGGGTTGCACGGAACTTAATTGTATGTGTCATGTAACCTCCCAAGTCTCAATAATAGCAATGACAGTTTTTACAATCACTCTTCCTGCACCTGTTCATACGCCCAGGCCAGGCTATCACCTTTCCTTTTGCGTGACACTGTTTTTTCCGTTTTCTCTTCATTCCTCATCTTCCTCTCTCGTTCCCCAATCCTTGCACTCATCTACCTCAAAATCATGCGCATACCTGCATTCCGGTTCAAATCTACATGATTCACATGGCTTACTTTCTTTGTCCACCTTTACCTCCAAAATGTTAATTCTGTGGAACAAATGGCTCCGGGTAATAATATGGCTGCCATGCGACAACCACCTCGTTCCACGCATCCTCATGGGGCCAGTCAGGGCTCCAAAACATTTTTACCGTGGTTACACTGCCGTCCAAATGTCTCATTGCAACCCAATAGTCTCCTGGCTTATCCGGCAACCGCTCTGCTACCGGTACCCAGTTGGCCCGCAATTTACTATCCAAGATTTCCTCCGGCTCCAGGCCAGTATCCTCATAGGCTTTAAGCCTTTGCGCAAGTTTTAAAATCTTCTGAATTTCGGTTTTTTCGCATGTAATTTAAACGTAAAGGCTACTCCGCCTTTATCGCTTGTCATAGTCAATCTTTCCAATTGATGCTCCTTTCTTAGTTTTCCAAACATCGATTTACAGGCCCAAAGGTAACTCTACCTGACCTATCTCATAATTCATCCACAAAGTTTCAACCCTGGGTATTCCAGCCTCTGCCTGTGTCTTCTTGCTAACCTTCCTCCATCCTATAAGCATCTGGTTATACAGGTCATTGTCATAGCCAGATAGCAGTACCTTTCCCGGATGCTCCACAAGCAGTTCCAACAGTTCAATATGTTCATTGTCTTCCATCTCATACCGGTAAAGATAATTTTTCCGTGTCCCATGTAAGTAAGGAGGGTCAACATACATAAATACATCCGGCGTATCATACCGTCTAATCAGTTCTATTGCTGGCAGATTCTCAATCTGAGCATTCTTTAAACGTTCCCCAGCTGCCAATAATCTCTCCGGCAAATTTCTCCATTCTTTTGTGGTATAAGGACTTCTTGTTTGTTGGCTACTCCTGAATCCACTGAAATAGGAGTTACTGGCCCCATAGCCCATCCAACACCGTACCGCAAACTTCCTTGCCTTTTCTATATCCGTATCCTTATCTAAATTTTCACAGGAACCATAATATTCATCCCTACTATATGGCGTCATCTCCAGCTGGGTCATCAACTCCTGTGGCCTCTCCCGGATAACCCTAAAGTAGTTGACCACATTCCCATCCAGGTCATTCACTGTTTCGATTCTGGCCGGAGTTTTATTAAAAAACACCGCCCCACTGCCAAAGTAGGGTTCCAGGTATACCTCATGTGGCGGTATATATCCGCAAATCCAATCTGCAATACGGTTCTTGGCTCCTGGATATTTCAGTACACATTTCATGTTTTACTCCTTTTCAAAACATCGATTTAGTGGATGTGCACCAGACCGGAACCCCTGGTTGCACAGACCTCCATTATTACTCTGTAGGCACATCCGCTGCTGGCCTTATTGGATTGTACATACACCATTTTCATGTCAGCAATCTTTATGCAGTCAAGGTCCTGCGAATCAGGTCTTGGTATGCGCTGCTGTACATAATTTCTCTATCTTACTGATGGAAACCTCATAGGCAATGCGTTTCTCACACTCTGTCGCTGTCAGTTTCTTGATATATTCTCTGCTCTGCACACGCCCCCAAATACTTACTTTTTCCCCCACCTCAAAATTGGATACATACCGGGCATTCCGGCCCCAGCTGATGCATGGTATGTAATCAGACTTTCCATACGGACGGTTTACGGCCAACAGAATATCCGTAATTTCCCGCCCTAGAGGAGTTTTGCGGTAAATCGGCGGCTTGCAGATATAGCCGTCCAGGAATATCTGGTTTGTCTTTGTGTAGTCTGTAAATTCTTCCATGAAATGGACTTCCCGAACAAACATGGAAAGCATCAGCCTATTCTTCACACCTTCATGGCGGTTATAGGAGCGGAACTGGCCCAGCGCCTCAATGGTGCTTCCGGAATAATCCTGATGTACGTCCAACAACCGCTCAGATACTATCAACGGGAGGAGGTCCATTTGCCCACTGAGCCGTCTCACTGCAACATCCACCATATAAAATCCTTCTCCAAATACTTTGTGGCTAAAAGTAAATCCTGACACAATCTCACCAATAATTCTTACCTTGTTATTTTCAATCATATTTTCTGACATATGGTATATCTCCTCTATTCTTTCTTCTGCTTTCTATGATTATTTCTTTCCATAATCTCTTTACTAAGTTTGACACTCCTATGAGTTTCATTTACCTACATCCTTCTCATAATAATTAGTCACACTTCAATGTTCAGTAATTCCAAGATTCGCTCTCCAGCCTTTCCTTTGACACAAAAGAGGAATTTCACTCCATATTTTTCTTCCATGGTTCTCATACATTTTGCAAGTTCCGGCCCAGTTGTTGGCCCCCTAACAATCTTGGCACCATGAGACTTCAATTCGGCTACTTCAGTTGTAAAATCTGCCTTTCTGGCAATTCCCCATTCTTTCCTTATCTTTTTTTCGTAAAGAAACTGCCTGGGATTATTCCATTTTTCCACATCATCAATGGAGTTAATGAAACGGCTGTGTTCTACCAGGATAATCAATTTGATTCCGTTATCCTGGGCCAGTTGGCATTCGTCCCTGAACCGTACATGCTCCTTGCCGCAAATATTCCCTACACATTCCTGAAGGTCCTGTTTTGTATCTATACAAACAGACATGTTATCCAACCGGGTATAGTCACCGCATGGAAGCTTTGAGCGGAGAGTTTTAATGCCCACCTTTGCAAAATACTGTTCTTTTTTTTCATGATGCTTAAGCTTCTGCCGAGTATCACATACAATTGTTACCATACGAAATCACCGCCTTAATTAAATGGAAGCCCTTCATCCTCCACACCATCAGGAATATTTACAAACCCATCACCAATAGCATTTGAGGGATTTGGTCGCTGCTGTGGCTGCCCAGTTGCCTGGCTGGAGCCAACACCAGCTCCCTTGCCATCAGCAAACTCTTGGTCATCAAGAAGGACCTCAGTTGTATACACCTTTTGCCCATCTTTATTCACATAGCTTCCTGTCTGAAGTCTGCCGGATACCAGCACACGCATACCCTGACGGAAATACTTCTCTGCAAATTCTCCTGCCCGGTCAAATGCTACACAGTTAATGAAATCTACTGTCTGCTCTCCGCCATCCTGACCTCTGCGTCCTCTTCTGTCTACAGCAAGGGTATACCTGGCAATAGCCATGGAACGCTCTCCCTGCGAATATCTGACTTCTGGGTCCCTTGTCAGGCGGCCCATTAAAATTACTCTATTCATAGATTATCCTTTCTTAATTTTCCAGGCCAATCCTGCGGAAACGCTACCTCTCCGCAGGATTACGCCGGCTTTTCAAAACGGAATCCCCAAATTCACCTCTACTCCCTTATCTGCAATCGCCACCTGAACAAAGGGACCGACCGCACACTGCATCCGTTCAATAAAATATCCTTCATCCGTGGATCTGTCCCCCAAGTGACACATAGTAACTGTTTGGAGACCATCACACTGATTCTTTTTCACAAATCCTATGGCTGTCTCCAGGGCGCAATGGCCCATAAGTTTATGCTGATAGTTTGGAATGTTTTTTTCCACAAATTTCAAGTCATAATTGGTTTCAATCAAAAAGTGCCGAACTTTCCAATCCAAAAAGTTCCATTTGCATAGTTCAAAATCAGTCATAAAGATCATACGGCCCATGCCTGGATGTTCAATTAAATATCCGAAATTTGGCACCCCATTGTGTGGTAGGTAGAAGGGAATTGCTGAAAACTGCCCCAATTTCAGCGGATTCATTTCGGGAATCCCTTTTATCCTCTCTCCCTGCACTACCCCAACAAATTCTTCTGTTTCATCGTTGGAATAGACAGGGATACCATAAGCCATATAATCCCTAACATGACCAACATGGTCATTATGCTGGTGCGATACCAAACAGCCCACAACCTTCCCCACCTGCCAGTCAATGGCTTTCATCATGTCGGCGCCGCGGCATCCACATTCCAAGAGAAGAATTTCGTTGTCTGCCATCAGGGCGTATGCGTTGCCCTTACTAGAGCTTCCTATTACTTTCAATATCACATTGCTACCTCTTTGCTATTATCCTATCCTTTATCGGATACAACCTTGACCAAATATCAGTCAATTTCGATATAGATATTTTCATATAATCAGAACGATTTTTATGTTTTCCAGTCATATTATTCAAATCCACATAGCACACATCAATACCGATGCGATTCAAAATATATGGCATTTTAGGGTCAATGAAAATCCATCCGAGTTCATATTCCAAAGGTTCAGGAGTTATAAGGCTTTGCTTTCTCGCAAATTCATCAGCCTGCAATTCCGATAAATCATAGATTATTGCGCCTGATTCAAAAATGACCGCAATCATGTCTCTGATTCCACCTCATTTCCTGGCTGTGCATACCACTTTCTAGCATTGTATATTGTCTGACATAAACATTCCGCAATGCTATTGGCCAGTTTCTCCTTCCCGGCAAGCCGCCGAACGTAGGTCTCACCGCACGCCAGACAGGTTATTTTTCTAACACATTCCCAGATTTTATATGCCGTATAAGTCTCATACACCTCTGACATTTTTCCTTCATAACCAAACCATTTATCCCGGGTTTCTCTTAATGTGCTGGAAACATCCTCCCTCAAAACAGTTCCCTTCAACTTTTCATTAAGCTCTTCCATTATTTCAGCTTTAATGGCTTCTTTTTCTTCCGGCGTAATCATAATTCCACCTCAATTTCATCATCCGCCGGGAACCGGAAAACCCTTGGCAACATATGTACCTCAATATTTCCCCCAGCTACTGGCCGTGCAATCACTCCTCGGGTAGATTCCCATAATGCTTTCATATCTTTTTCATCAAGCATTGAATCATTATCAATAACCAGACTTGGCATAATCCCAGTGTATTCCCGGTGTAGCATATCCATGGCCTTCTTTGCTTTCTCAGCGCTCCCATATTCAGCTAAAACAGAGCCTTTTCCTGCCTCTCCCACCATGCACATTGTAATGGTGCCATCGCAGACACGTAATGCCACCACCTCATAAGGAGCATCAATCTTACTATTCTGGCTTATAATCCTCATTCAAAAAACTCCTTCCTCATAATCACAATCCTATGGGGTATAGCAACCAGACTTGCGCTTGGCGTTCTCCTGATTGTACTGTCGCAGATAAACTCCCGACATATCCCAGGCCTAACCGGATAAATGGTACATTTCTTGTCTGGTCGGCTAATATCTAAAAATGGACAATTCAAATTCATTTCGGAGGCCGCCGCAGGACTAATCTGGCGGCACTCCTTGATATTATGCTGACGGATATACTTATGTATGGATTCTATCTCTCCCTGAGTAAGAGGAAGAAAATTGGAACAGCAGGAACCGCATCCGGTACACTTACCGTTTTGCGTTCTGTTATATCTGCTCTTATTCATATCCTCCCTTATCTGCTTAATTGCATCCATAATCGACATGGCATTTACCTCATGAAGTCTGGAACATCATCCTCTGGTTGCCCAGTAACGTCCCCCTCCCGGATGGTATCAGTTTGCGGCTCCTGGCTCACTGTCTGTTCTGGGACGCTCCCCATGACATCCTGTGGTGATGGGAAACTCTTGCTGTTGGCATGGGCCTCCACATCATAGGAAACCGTTTCAGCAACAATATCCACATTATCATCAGAATCTCTTGTATTATCAAAAGCTTCCGTCAAATAGGCATCATCACTGGAATTGATAAAGTTTTTGCAAGCACGGTTAATCACTGTTTTCTTTGCCATCTGGTCAGCAAATTCATTATGTACATCATCTGGCTTAGATAAATCTGCCTTTCTATTCTTGGCCCAGGACTTTTTAATCTGCGCAATATTCATGATTTCAACATATGGCGTGAAACCTGGATGCTCTACAATTGCATATGCCCCAACAATCTTGTTGTTGTCTATATTCTTAAAATCCTGTTTATGCTGGTCGATTACTTTGTATCCATTCTCAATGTGGTACTCAAAGGTATCCCCCTCATAAATAACCTCTGCTCGAATATCTTTAGCACCTACTCTCTTAGCAACTGCCATCGTTCCTTGATAGGACCGCATAAGCGTGAGTTTTTCTCCAAAAGGAACAAAGTAGCACTGTTTCTTCATTGGATTAAGTGCCTGGACAGTCATATCCATAAGGCTGCTGGCGATTGACTGCTTTGAACATATATCCAGTACTCTATCTTCAACCCACTCGTTCCCCTTTTTCTTTTTGATAGTCATGTCCTGAAGCATGAGATATGCACTATTCAGGGCATTGGTGACATTGTAATTTTCAGGGAAGGTAAGACCATACTTCTGTTTCTCTGTAAGCTGGGCTGCCATCTGGTCAATAAATCTATTGTTAATTGCCACATCCATGGGATTGGCTGGCGCTAACTGTGTGTTTTCCGCTGTTGCCATAATCAATATTCCTCCTACTTATTTGTCTAAACTTTTCTACTGAACCGCTGCTTAATCCTGTCAATCACGTTTTCTTTTGGAGGCGCCTGTATTTCCCTGACCGTAGCTTTTCTTTCAAAGCTTGCAAATGTCTGTATTGGTCTCTGGCGATAGTTTCTCCGGCTACGCTCCATGTGTTTGATTCTTCCTGCTATGATTATTTTTCCTCACTTTCTTTTCTTATTGCCCTGCGAAACGCCCCTCTCTCGAGGAATAAAAGCACGCTCCTTAATTGCATACTTTTAAATACTTCGACATGTTTTGTCTGGTGATACCACATAACCCATTCCTGCTGCAATAGTTCATCCACGCCCGTTATGGGCTCTCCTTCTATGAACTTTCTTCGCGACTGTAAATACTCTCGGTGTTCTTTTAAGTTCTCACACTTGCCACACTCTTCCCGCAATGATGGGAAATTTTTTCCTTTATAATATGAAGACAACACACAATATCTACATGGATTTTGTTTCATCAGTAAACCTCATTCCTGCTCTACCGGAGCCTTCCCTTCAATAGCCTTGAGCTTGTCCCTAAAAGCTGCTACCTCTGATTCAGGCACATCGATTTCTGTCACTACACCATGTCCGCCGCCAGGGAGGATAACTTCATCCCCGGGCTTTACCACTACCTCCGAAGAGTATGTATAAGCTCTCCCGGATGGCACATCTCCCTTTAAATATTTCACCTTGATTAACTGCATGGTTATCCTCCTTATATTTTAGAAAATTCTTCTTTAAGCCGCTTTTCCTCTGCATCCATATAATTCAAGATTACTTCCCTGATTGCCACAACACCGCCATGTCCTACTATATTTGAAATCATCATTTGTTCATTTGAACCACATCCAATATAAATCCTTAAAAACGAAGGTGGGTATTTACAAATATTGCACATAACCGCTTGAACATCCTCTATCTTTTTACGGATATCTTCTGCCTGTTTAAATTGCTCCTCAGTCATACGGTTTCAGCACCTCCATCTTAACCTCTACTGGCAATATCCACGCCCGGCCTTCCAGCCCTAACCATTCAATTACCTTTTTTGCCTGTTCCTGGCTATCACCCTTGTAAGCCTTATTTAAAAGAACCGTGTACTCATATTCATGTTTACGAAAATAATACCGGGCCACATACTTCTTTGTACCTCCAACTAGGGCCACAACTACATACTTCTGCTTTGTATGGCTCGTCCTCAATGTTCTGTTATTCAATGGCATTCCCCCACCTTAACTCTCAATTCCGCATCTTCCGAAACCGCCAGCGTTACTAACTGGCAATTCATAGCAGACAGGACCTCCCCATATGAATTACTAGAAAGCCGCTCCGCATTATCCAGAAATACCGGCACCAATACCCCATAGATTTTCTGTAAGGTATTCACTATATCCATTTCTGCCAAAATTTTGTGGCCTGCATTTAAACCGTTTCCATAGGACGTTCCGCCAATAGTTGGCTCACATATCTCTTTATACCCACCGTTAACTTGCGGTTCAAACAGCCTCCAGTTAACAACGGAAAAGTTTTCATTGATGCGGTCAGTCAGCATTGATACCTTGGCCCGGTTAAACTCTTCCAAAAGGAACTGCCGCTTTTCCTCGTCCGCAATCTTCTGCGCAAGGGCTTTCTGCTCTTCCTTCAAATCCCCTATCCTCTGGTCGGCAACCGTATTAGCAGAAACCTTCGCTTGATTAGAAGATAATTCTTTCTGAAGTTCGTCCCTCTGCGCCTTTAGCTGCTTCCGGTAATCGGCCCCGGCATTCATTGCGTTAAGGGCTTCTTCTTTTCTTGAAATTTCTAGACATAGTGCCTCATACGCCTGATTCTCTGACATATCGGCGCTTTCTGGCATGGCCTGCATTTCATCCCATGCGGCTGTTTTTGCAGCATTAAAGGTTATTTTGTCTGCCTTGGCCTGCTCAATCTGCTTTTGAAATTCAACGATTTTTGCCGCATTATCATCAACGGATTTTTTCTCAGCAGAACCGGAGGCTACTATATCATTTAAACGTTTCTCTTTATCAGTATTAAATTTTTCAAGCGCCTTGGCCTTTTTAATAGAAAAGTCCGCTCTTATCTGTCCTATCCTGTCCGCCGGATATTCTTGACCGCAATTGGGACAAATTACCGACTCTTCGTCAAAAATCCAATTTGATTCATCGAAGGAAAAACTGCGCTCTTTCATGTATTCTTCACCCAGCCTTTTCTTCTCCGCCTCATGTTGCTCTATGGACTTTCTGGCACGCTCAATCCCCATTTCAGCCAGCGACTGTTGCCCCATAGCCTTAGCGAAGCCTTCCTCCGCTGCATCTATACGCCTCTGTATCTCCTTACGCTGCGTAATCAGAACCTCATTGGCTTTCCGAATCATCTCTGACTGCCTTGTCTTTAGCTCAATGATATCGTTGGTAGCTTCATCCATCTGTTTCATGGCTGCCATGGTATCATTTTCCCGCTGATCAATTTCCTGTATTTTTCGTTTCAGTTCAGCGTTGGCAAGTTCAAGTTCCGCCACATCCACCAATGACCTTGATGCCTCATCTATCCTGGCTGGCAATTCTTTCATGCGGTTCCTACGTTCTTTAAGGACCTTGGCGTTTTTCGCTTGTAATTCCTCCAGTGTAAAAGATTGCAATTCCTCTGCCAGGCTTTCATACTTGACTAAATCGCTTTCTATTACATCCTGATTCGTAAATTCTGCCACAAGTTCAAACAGCTTTGCCCTACGGTCCTTGGTCTTCAGTTTAAGGAATTCCGTGGCGTTGGATGCAAATCTGAAAACCTCCTCGTTGATAGCTGATTCAATGAAATCTTTAAAATCCTTCTCGGTCTTAGGGATATCATTGATTTCATAGCTATTGAAATTGCCGTCAAACCGCTTTTCGGCCTGTCCCCTTGGGGTTGTCCACTTTTGTTTCTGAACTTTCTTGATATGTACAGGGCGCTCGTCTATCTCCAAATCAGCCTCACCAACAATATCAATAAAATCTTTATCCTTCCCGTCACCCCCGTGCGGCCTGATTTTATCCGGTTGACTTCCATCTGACATTTTGTTGAACAAAATCCAGAAGAACAAATCCATAAGGGTAGTTTTCCCGGATGCATTCCGGCCAAAAATGCTGGTCCGGTTTCCAAATTCCACGGTTTTCTCCTTGAAGCATTTAAAATTTTCGCAATGAAGCCTTAATAACTTGATTTCCATATTGATTTTTGCTGCCTTTCTCCCTTATAATAAGAGTGTGTTAGTTTTTGTCTTGGGCTCTATGCGGTTGCCGCCGCTGGAGTCCATATTTGACTCTTGAGAAATTACCTGAGGAAACAATGATTCATAACTTTTAATTACCTGTTCCAGTGATTGAATCTCTGTTTTAACAATATCTACTTCGGTATTCAGATATATCAGCAGATTACGTTTTTTATCCAGATTATTCTTTGCTGACAGATACACTTTGCTTACAGCCTTACCTGTTCTCCTTTCCCTTCCAGACTTCTTCAAAATAGCTCTCAAACGTTGCTCCACGCATTGCCTGCTACATCCCATCACCTGACCGATTTCTTCATAGGTCAATCCTTGCAAACGTAACCTAACAGTTTCTCTCTGCAGATATGTAAGCTCAGTCAGTTCCACATCTGCAAATGTCTTTCTTATATGTTCCATAAAAACATTTTCTTTTTGCCTCCTGGTCACATTCATTTTTTCAATGCGCTTACATGATAGGCAGATGCCATCCTCTGATAAGGTAGTTTTGCCACAAACACCACAACATCTTTCCTTCTTTTTCAGAGTCAATTTTGTCTTAGCAACTTGTTCAGCCTTTGTAGTCCACGTGAGATTATCCACACTGTTGTTTTCTGGATTCTTATCAATGTAGCTGACATAAGGTTTGTTTTCTGGATTTGGTATGAAGGCCTCTGCAACCAAGCGGTTAACAAAATAGTTTTTCTGTTTCCCATTCTCGCACAGGCTGACTGATGCCTGCTTTGTTTTTCGATTTATAGTCACATTAGCCTTTACTTTGCCATCTGGCCGAATCCTATAGACCGAACCATCAGAGTGTACTTCCAAACGGCCATCCAAAACTACTCTGACATTCTTTTGTATTGTTCCCACTTTACATCATATCCCCCTTTCACAGTTTCACTCCCACAGCCACAGCCATGACCACAATGGACACCATCCACATCCCCAATCCCCAGATGACCATGAGGACCGCCCGTTTGGCCAGACGCATCCATGGACCGTCATGCCGGTTCCGGCGCCGTCTGAACGTGACCATCCGCCGTCTGCCCATCATGTTGGTAAGCACTGCGGTTGTGGGGCCGGTGAAGTCCAAGCGCCAGCCAGAATATCGGATGGCCGCCTCGGCACGGATGGTTAACTCGGTTGTTTTATTCACTTTCTATCCTCCTCTATACTATTGCCTTCCTTTTGAACCCGTACTTTCAAGTACGCATTGGAATAATCCTTACCCTTAGCAAAGCCCTCATTATCGTTTCAAACCATGCGCTGAAACGTTTTTCAATTTCCAGCCCGGCATGTAAGTCTCTTGCGGATACAGTGGGTTGCTCAGTATCATAGTTGATTCTGATTAATTCATTCACTACCAAGTCCTCCTTTTAAAGTTCCTTCCCCACATCATCATGTATACGTCCAATGTGCTTATCCAGTTTTGGTCGATATATATGATATTCTCCCTGTTTTTTACCAGTCCTCTCCTTGGGAATATAGTCCCCTATGTCAAAAAGACCTTTCCTCATATGTTCTCTTACTGCCTGACTTGACATTCCCAACTCCTTTGCAGCATCTTTCACGCTAACCCGCTCGCACATCCTCATCCTCCTTTTCATATTTTATCCCCTCTCCCTATTGACACCGGTCATTGACAGAGGTGCAACAATGCCGCCCGAACATATATTCCTTTTTATGCCACTCCCAAGTTCATCTGTGCATTGGCTGCCTCGATCAGTTCTGCCAGATAGGTAGGAGCCTCATAGCAGTCAATCAACTCATGGGCATCTGCAATATATTTACGCTTCAGCGCTTTATATGACTTTGGGCGGCCTGTGTCATCATAGATGCCAAACTCGCGCTTGATTTGGTCGTAAATATCCCGGTAGACCTTGGAGCGGATTTCAGTATCCTTATAGGCTTCAGATTGCCTGCCTCCCAGGATAGCGACTCCCCTACGCTTTACGTGGTTGGATAATTCGTCAGCTTCGGAACCGTACAAGGGAATCTCAAATTCAAGCTTGTCCATCCGGGTGTCAATCTGCTTAATTTCCTTGTCGTGGCGGTTCAGTACCTCAACCGACTGCTGGAGGATTTCAAGCTGCGTAAGAGGTTTCTTGACATCGAAATATGTATCCACCAGATGGTCGTATACTTCCCATGCCGTATCAGTATTCAAGGATTTGGCATGAAGAAAAGCTCCTTTTTCTGTCCAGAGGTATAATTTAGAGGCTTTCTTTGAACTATCCTCAAATTGATGATGGTTAACAAATGCTTTCTTCTCTTCGCCATCCAGACAAATATAATGTTTTCCTTCTACATATCTATCTTTATTGCGATTAAAGTTATTAGAAATCACTTTTGCATCTGTCCCATATGCCTCAGCAATCTGCTGTGTTGTAAGAACCCGAATATCTCTGTACTCTGCAACTGTTATATTATCCATTCTTTTTCCTTTCTTCCTCCTTGGAATTATTCCTAGATAAGTTATAGATTCTCTTCTTTTCTTTTTTATCCCCTCCCTATTGACACTTATCATATATAGGGGTACAATTACCACATAGTGCATGAACATATGTTCTTATTCCTTAAGAAAATAATCAAGAGGTACATCAAAGTAATCCGCAAGAATTTGAAGTTTATCAGCCTTTGGCATCATTTTTCCTCTTTTCCATTCGCTGAAAAAAGAGGAGGGCATTTGAACGTTCTTTCCTAATTGGTAAAACGATAACCCTTGCTTTTTGGCCAAATCATTTAGTCTTGCATATGAGTCAACAGCATTAAGCAAATTAAGCACTCCTTTCTTCAAAAATTCTAATATTAGCATTGACTTTAGCTAGAAAATTCTATATAATCAAATTATCCAC